TAGTTGATATGAACCAGATTAGTCTGGCAAGTGTAATGATGCACTTAAATATAACTAAGAGAGACAGTGTAGATCATGGTATGGTTCGACACATGATACTTAATTCTTTGCGTATGTATCGTCAAATGTTTAATGAAGAGTATGGTGAATTGGTTATCTGCTACGACTCTAAACATTACTGGAGGCGTGATTATTATCCAGAATATAAAGCTGGTCGTAAGAAAACCAGAGATACATCTGGGCATGATTGGGATGATATTTTTGAATTCCTTAACATGATGAAAGAAGAGCTTAAAGACAGTTTCCCGTACAAG